TTATTTAATCTGTGACCATACCTTTGCTCTGATTTGGGAAGTCAATGCATCTGGTAGGTGGACATAATCCAAATCTTCGGATAGTTTCTTACCATTCTTGAAGGACCAATCAAAAAACTTTAGTACCTCTTCGGATGCTTTCTTATCAACTGGATCCTTGTACATGATAATGAATGATGCTGTGGTTACAGGCCATGTATTATCGCCCTTTTGATCCACAATGGATACACCCATACCTGGTACCGAGAACCAATCAGCACCGACCGCAGCCGATGCAAATGTCAAATCATCTGGGCTAACATACTTACCATTTTTGTTTTGCAATTGCATGAAGACCAAATTGTTTTTCTTTACATACGCATACTCAACATACCCAATAGAGCCCTTCACTCTTGTTACATTAGCCGCTACACCTTCATTGCCCTTACCGCCAACCGATGATGCGGCGGGCCATTTAACTGCGGCACCTTTGCCAACTCTATCAGCCCATGGCTTTGATACTGTTGTAAGATAATCAGTCCAATTAAATGTGGTACCTGATCCATCAGCACGATGAACGACTGTGATATTAGTATCTGGCAATTTCTTACCTGGGTTCAATGCTTGTAACTTTGGATCATTCCACTTTACAATATCACCCATGAATACTTCTGCTAGAATAGGACCAGTGATACGCAATTCACCTGCTTTGAATCCATCAAGATTTATAATCGGCACAGTACCACCGATGATAGCAGGAAATTGTATCTGATTCAATTTATCAAGGTCTTCGCCTTTGACTGGCGCATCGGTAGCACCGAATGTAACTGTCTTGTTGTTAATCTGGCGTATACCACCAGATGAACCGATTGATTGATAGTTTAATTTAACACCAGTATCTTTGCTATAGGCTTCGGCCCATTTAGCATAGATTGGATAAGGGAATGTAGCACCAGCGCCTGTGATATCTGCGGCTGATACTGTGATTGATATGATAGTTAATACGGAAGCGATTAGTTTTTTCATTTGATTCCTTTTCAAGTTATATGGGACAACCCCATACCATTATCTAGATTTCCAGGAATTAGTAACAAAACTGTCACAATTCAGATTTTGTTTCTAGTTTCTTCATTGTGTATTCGTGAGCCTTGTCCCATACATCTGGTTCACCAGAGAAAAGAAAGAAACAAAGGAAAACAAATAATATAAACGACCAATCACTTGAGCTCATAATTATGCGTACACATCCACCCGGTGTTTATCCATTCGGCGAATTCTCTCTTTCCGTTTTTCTTCAAGAATTCTTTTCTCTTGTACATGTTCTTCTTGACGGCGATCCTGTAACCGCCTCTGTTGAATATGATACTCTTTAATTCTGTTTTCGATTCTCATTGAGCCATTCTTCCTCTATAGAAAATGTTGGTGAATCTTTCAATTGCTTTTCACATTCCCACATCACTTCATATATTTTTTGTTTGGCACCAAATTGTGAGAACCCGTCCATACGGCGGTCTCTCATATAGTGACCCAAATCTTCTATCTCATTTACCAATCTACTCATATTGTGCCTCCATGATAATATTTGTATATCTTCACAAAGTATGCAAATTGCATTGGTTGATGTTCCGGGTCTGGAAGTTTATCGCCGAAATGTTGTTTCAATTTTTCGTACATGGCCAGCACCTGTTCATCACTCATTTTGCCAATCTTTGTTTCAAGTATTCTTCATTATGTATCCACTTGTCTCTGAGGAAACCCCATTCACGGAGTTGTGGACCCATAAAGAACAATGTGGTTACTGGTTCATTGTTGTGAAGTTCCAACCAATGATAATCTTTTGAACCACGCATGATGATAGAACCTGGACCACACCATCGTGCAATGTCTACAATCTGTCTACCATTATCATCCAAGACTGGTGTGTGTTCCCAATAACCACCTTTGATAATCACAGTAATGAATGGCCATGGATGGTCATGGAAAACTGGTTCATCCGATTTCATAATTTTGTGCAATACCACATTAAAAGGAAACCATTTACGATCTTTGAGAAACAAATAGTACCGATGCATGTACGGTTCTTTTGTCACTCTATCTAAAATCAACCGATAACGGCCAATTTTGTCCATCAATTTATGCATAATCATTTTATACCTCGATACTTGACCAAATTTTAAGTTTCTCTTTTTTTGCCTGTCTGGCTGCATTAACATTAGAATCTGATATTATACACTTTTCCATCATAATGTCAACCATCGCCAGTAAATCACCGACTTCTTCCTCCAGACTTTGTTGGTTCGTCTTATTGGTTACAGGATGTACCGAATCAAAGCCAAATCGGAATATTTTTGAAATGGCTTGTGTGACTTCGGCACATTCTTCCTGTGCAATACATAAAACCTCTTTAGTCTGCTTGTCAATTTTCATACAAATTCACTGAGCAATGTTTGTACTGCTTGACCGTCATTACGAACAAAATTTTCTGCCAAAGATTTGGCCTTTTGTTGGTCACCCAATGTTACCTTTTGAATAACTCTTTTATCAATATACATTTCAACAACCCACTGTGTCATAAGACCTTGGTCTAAACGAGTGAGTGTTGCTTTTCTGTCAACATTAATAAATTCTGAATAATTACTCATTTTAATTCCTTTTAAGCTACTAGTTTAATGAAGCGATTTAATACCACACGGCTACCAATTCGGTTAACATTGTGTTTCGCAAAAGCAGATGCAATTCCTTTGATTGTAGAATTTTCTTTAACCTCAAAAGTCGCATCCTCTTCCGTATCTAGGCCACCAGAACGGAGAATATAATATTCATCATACCCACTATTCTGGAGTATCATAAATTTGTTTTTACGGAAATCTAATTTTAATGATTCGTGATTATTTTGTTTCGGGAACCATTGTTGCACTTTGCGGCCAAAATCACGACCACTGATAATATAGAAACCAATTACATTAGAGTTGGTTCTAGCTCTTAACAATTTTATCAATGCTTTAGATTGTGCATCATATGCATAAGATTTTAGGTCAACAGATTCCTGGTTCTTGGTGATTGGATCACGAATAACCAAAGTTTCTGCTTTGATGGCTTTCGGCATCATATAATCATAACCATTATCATCATACACTTCACGCAAATTGTGTCCTTCACCATCTGTCAAAAAGATTGTGTTAACAATTTGCAATTTATATTTTTTCTGGAACTCTGGAACAATTGTCATTGAATAAATGATTGCTTCATTCAATGGTGTTCCAGATAAACTCAACCAATGTGGAGTGTGGCCAGGTCTATTATAATTTTTCGAAAGCCCTGACATATACACAAGACCAGAAGCTGCATAAGTAAATTCCGAACTAGACATTCTACTAGACAACAAATTGCATAATCCAAAACCTCTCAAATAGAGGTCTCCTTTTACAGCTTTTTGTCTTACGTAATGCTTACCAGCAGAATCTTCAATAAAAGCATATACTTCATATGGTATATTAACCTTCTTGCAAAACAACACAAGATTAATTAACTGTTTAACAGTATTACCAATGTGTTCAACCATTGAACCTGACCAGTCAAGGAACATCACAAGACCATGAGATTTTCCACCAGGTACAACTGTAATCTTTTTGAAGATATCTTCGTTGAATTGATATGAAAAGATTTTCTTCATATTCAAGTCACCAGTCTTTGCAACAGAAGCACGTTTTAACTGGTCTGCGTTCTTACGCATTTCAAATTCTTTAACAAGATAAGAAACAACTTTGTTACTTTCATTTCGAATTTTTATATAAGATTCTGTGCAAACCTTATGGTCCTCTTCTTTGTATTTTTTCCACAATTCTTTATGGTCAAAAATATATTTTGTATCTAATTGTGGAACATTTACATATGCATAAGTTCCAGGTTTAGATTCAAATAACTTCTTTTCGTTTTGGCGAAATGCTTCACTAGTATGTGACTTGATTTTTTCTTCAAGTTTTTCATCCAAACTTTTTCCGGATTTTGAACCAGAAGCTGGTACTTGTTCTCCGTCTTCGTTTACGTTTACCTCAGATTCACTATTGCCATCGAAATCTTCATAGTCCTCATCATAGTCGGAACCAAAGCCCATTTCTTCCTCTGATACATCAGATTCATCATCATAATCATCACCATCTTCATCTGATTTGATTCTTAGTTTTTCTTCTTCTTCGATTTGCATTTTCATGTAATCGATAATTTTCTTGGTTACTTTAATTACTTCATCATAGGTTTCAGTTGTTTCAACTTCTCCAACCAGACCACGTTCAATATCATTAAACTGAATACGCAATCCAGCTCCACCTTTGCAGTGAAGATTAATCCTATCAAGTAAATTTAATTTGTTTAGGTCAGAATCTTTGACACCAAAGAAATCTTTTTCAAAGAGCTCTTTATAAGCTCTTGCAAAAGAATTTTTGAGGCCAGGATATTTGTATTTGATTTTGCGTTCAATGCGGGAATCTTCAACCACATTGGCAACATCACTATTTAATTTTAACTTTCTTACTTTAAGCATACCCTCCATCGGAGTGTAAAGAGCATGACCAACTTCGTGTCCCATGAATAAATCATAAATTTCATTTGAAATATTCTTGTCGAGGATGGGTACAACTAAAACACGGTTACGAACATCAAAGGATGCTGTTTGTACCGGGCGTTGTTCAATCGTTAGATTCTCTGTAGCCATCAATTTGGCCAGCAACGATTTAGATTCAATCAATTCCATGAAAACTCCTGTGTGATAACTCTATTATATCACACTATCAATCAAAAATCAAGGCTGAGTTGTTTTTCTGCAACATCATTTTTTGAAATGTGTAAACTTCCGTTAACAATTTTAATGTTTATGGTGTCACCTTCTTTCCAACCGGTTTGTTCCAACATTTCCGGCGGAAATTTTAGCAAAATGTTGTCGGGATCGCCAGGTATTTCTTCGAAAATTTCTTCGTAGTTGTAAATTTTGTTCATTCGCACTGTTCCTTCAGTTTATTGTACCAATCTTGGTCATTTTCGAATTGGGACATGACTGCCCACTCACGTATAACTTTATCCAAAGGTTGCCATTCAATCGGTTCTTGTTTTGGCTCAGTGATTTGCGACATTTTATGCTCCTAGCTCAGTGATTTGCGACAAAATTGTCTTTTTATCATTTTTACGACTGTATTTTGCGACATTTTTATGCGCTTGCACAGGCTTGATTGGTGTTCGACACACCGGTCGTTGCAATTTTACAACAAAACTCATTTTTTTACTCATTTTAACGCCTCATGTTTGAAATTTCTACAGCTGCTTCACTGTTAAACACAGGAACAGCGTTGGACTTGTGCATTGTTGCAATACCAAGCATGTTTGTACCAGTATAAACCTTTGGTTCAGCTTTGGTTGCACCAACTTCACCGGTATTTAATGATTTGTATTGCTTGGTTTCACGGCCAACAGGTGTTGACAGTTTATAACCATTCAATGTATTGTTGGTTTTTTGGATTTTAAGGGGTTTTGTTGGTTGGTGTGATTGCAACCATTTTTCGTACTGCTCGAGTTTAGCCTTAGGCACTTTTTTAGCCTTTGACTTGGGTGGGCGTACATAGAACATCATAAAATTTCTCCAACGAATGAGTGTATTATACACTATTCAGGATATTTGTCAATATGTGTGTTGCAGGAAAACAACACTAGAATTGTCTTGCTTTTCTTCTACCGGGTTTTTGATAATCCTCACTGCCCATGAAATAATCATAATCATCATAATTAGATTTCTTTCTTGTGGTTTTTTGTTGTTCTTTTTTCTTTTTTCTTGGTTGAAAATTAGAATTCTCATCATCATCGTAATTGCGAAACTTACCGGAAAATTTTGACACTTTAATTTAACTCCTTATTTAATAGTCTCAAAGGTTATACCACGAATACGAGATTCTGGCATATTTGTCATGTCTGTTTGTGACACGTAGATTATATTTGACATTGGATAGCACATTTTAATTATTCTCAACAAATTGCATGATGTTCCGTCCATATCATTGAATGTAAATACTTCATCAATAAATGGAAAACTTTCTATTACTTCTTTTCTTTGGTCGTGTGTATTTTTGAAGCCGTCCTTGAGTAACTTCATGTAAGCGTCAGAATGTACGCCAACAACAAGCCAATCACACTTTGACTTGCATTTTTTTAATAGTTTAAATTCATTATAAGAGATAGGATCAAATTCGCCGGATACGACAATTATATTTTCTTTGTCCATTATGGTAGAAGGTCTGGAAATGCCTCTTTTACAAATTTATAGTTTATACCTTTTACTCCCAAATCTTTTTGGAATATACCCAATAAGATTTCTGCTTCTCTTGGTTCGATTGATTCCAACATCTGAATCAAGAGTTCATTTCTTCTTCTATCTGTTAATGTTTCGGCCATTTGATTGCCTTCTTGAAACATATACAATCTACGCAACTGGTGTGCTAGACTATCATGCGTGATACCGGGTAACATATCAGTTGGTACTTTATAATTTTCAGGTATTTCTTTTACCTTCCATTGAAAATCTGGATGATATGTTAATTTAAAAACATCAACTAGTGGTTGTGACAAATTTTGGCTAATTATGTCCATTCTCTCTTTTCTACTTTGAGCATCATCAATTGCATCAAATATTTCATATAACGGTTTCATTAAAATTCCTCAATAACATCAATTAAACTTTTCAGTTTGTTGGCAATTAAATAATCCAAAATTTTACCTTTGGATGCCGGTTTAGTTTCTTCATAACTATTTATGATTTTCTCTCTGATATCACCTGGTATATTTCTGAGGTCAATCAGTGTCTGATTACGAGAATAACCAATTCTAGCATTCTCATCTTCCCATTCACCATAATCTTTTTCCATCAATTTGTCAAATTTACTTTTGTTGATTGGTGTTTGACGAATATCACGCACGAAACAATCTGACACTGACAGTACATTCGGTATACCATCACCCTTATCACCACGAATGATTTTTTCTTTCAGTTCAGCTACTGGATTTTCCGAAATGATGAATTTCTTTTGTGCAGGATTGTATTGCTTCACAGTAAACTCACTTCTACCATTATACATCTGTAATTGTAGAAAATCGCCGTCACTGGAAATAATTATGATGTTTTCATGCATGATATGACGAGGTACAAGTGTACCAATGATATCATCCGCTTCTGCTCCCTCAACATCAACCACTTTGTATGGAAAGTTGTCACGGAGTTCCTGTTTGAATTTGGAAAGCATATCAAAAATCAGATGCCAATCAAGGTCTGATTTTTCTCTTGTTTTTTTGCGGCCAGCCTTGTAGAAGGGAAAGAATTCCTTGCGCCAGTACTTGCGGTTGTCACTACAGAGTACAACCTCACCATATTCTTTGCGGAATGTCTTTAGGTGCGTCCTGATGATGTTCAGGATCATATGTCTGATAAGACCTTCTTCCAACTTAACACCTTTTTGACTGGCAATTTGAGCCATCAGTCCAGACAACAATACCTGGTTAAGGTCAACGAGAATCATAATAAACTTTCTGTTTCAAAGATTGTATTTTACATCATACTCTTGATCTTGTCAAGCGCATCTGACATAAAAGAGTTGGATGTGGTTGTTTTCTTTGCCACTATTCCAAACCAACCTTGTGGTATTAATGTTGAAATATATTCCCTAGGATCACTCAGAACAGCATCAAATGCATCCAGGTTTTCCAATGTGTCGGTTTCTTCGTTGCAGGTAAACAACAAAACATGCCAACTTGGCCCAATAGAGCTAACATCTACTGGTGTACCAGGATTCTTGTATCTATTTGATTGTATGTGTATGTCCACATCCGGATGAGGCATGAAAAACAAAGCATCATATTCCTCAATATCTTTCAAGTATTCTAACATTGCAAACCTTTAATGTGTGACTTTCTTACTCTTACCATAATCCAAGAATTGTAATAGTCATCTGTTTCCAGCGCACCGTTGACAAATTGTTCTTTGGCTTCAAGATAACCACATTCACCTTTGCTTTTACATAGATGTATGATTTCTCGGCTAAACAATTCTTGTCCATGCATTATAACATCTTTTTTCAATTCCTCATTGCTACCATAGTAAGTTTGCCAGTCCGAAGAAACTTTAAATTTCTTTTTCTTGCCTTTTACTTGTTTTGTTTTTGAGGAATAGAAGAATTTTTTACCAATGTATTTTTTACTTGTTACATTGTTTGTTATAAGATACACAAATCCATAATTGTCGCCAATTAAATCCTCTGTAAAATCTTTATCTTTGTATGTCCAGTTTATTCCCATTTGTCCTCATCAGAATCATCATCCTCATCTATATATTCTTCTTCGGACAACGATTCGATGGTTTCACCACAAAACGGGCAAAACTCCGGATATTCTTCTGATACTAATTCTTCCATATAGATCATGTCATAGCTCGATTCACAGTTTGTACACTCTGCTGTTATTGTTTTCGTTCCCATGTTTTTCCTTTAAGCTGCTTTGGCCCAAACATCACCCCAATTACCTGATAATGCGCCCTTAGCATAGTCAGTAGCACGATTCTCAAAGAAATTGGTATGTGTTGGTGCGTTAATCATTTCTTCAACCCAAGGCAATGGGTTCTTCTTCACTTTAAAGATGCCTTTCAAACCAAGACTAATCAATCTACGGTCAGCAATGTAACGAATGTATTGTTTAACATCAGCATTCGTTAGACCTTCTATAGCTTGCATACTAAATGCTAAATCAATAAACTTATCTTCTAATTGAACCATCTTCTCAGCAATTGTATATATCTTACCTTTAAGTTCATCATTCCAGATTTCTTTATTTTCTTCAATGTATGTACGGAACAATTTAATCATTGATTCAGCGTGCATTGTTTCATCAACGATAGACCAAGTAACAATTTGGCCCATACCCTTCATTTTCCCGTGGCGTGGAAAATTAAGCAACATGATAAAAGAACTAAAAAGCTGCATACCTTCGGTAAAAGCGGAAAAAACAGCAATGTGAGTAGCAGTACTAGAAAGGTCACCATTCTTATTAGAGATATCCAAAACATAATCGTGTTTATCTTTCATCTCCTGATAATCTAAGAATTGGTTGTATGTTGTCTCTGGTAAACCAAGTGTTTCAATCAAATGACTGTATGCGGCCACATGTAGTGCTTCTCTTGCGGCAAAGCCCATCAACATCATACGAACTTCTGGTTGTGGGAAATGTGGCAGGTAATTTTTCACATAACCACCGGCCACATCAATATCACCTTGTGTAAAGAAACGGAAGATGTGTGTGAGAAATTGTTTTTCTTCTGTTGATAGTTTTTTCTTCCAATCCTTCACATCTTCAGCCATTGGTACCTCTGTGTGTAACCAATGTGATTGTTCATGTTTCAACCATGCATCATATGCCCATGGATAGTTGAAAGGTTTGAAACTATTTCTTTCGTCTGTTAATCTGCTTGTGGTTTTCTTAATCATGCTGTAGCCCATTCTCTTAATTCTGAAACTGTTTTATTACCAACAAGTCTTTTAGATATATTATCATTTTCATCTAATAAAATTAATGTTGGTACACCACGAATGCCGTATTCAACTGCAACATCGGAATGAACATCAACATCAACAACTTCAATTGGTATACTAATGTCGGCTTCTTCCAAATTCTTTGCTAATAATTTGCATGGACCACACCATGATGCTGTAAATCTTAAAATTCTCATATCAATTGCACCAACTTTGTTTGGCTTCACCGTAGTACTCACGGGCAAAACCGTTTGATATTAACATCTGTCTTAAACTTTTACCGTCAAGAATAACATCACCCAACACACGCCCACCATATTTGTCCCAGTCCATCAGAATGACCTGACGCTTTGTTGAGGCTGTTATTTGTGCTTTGGTAAATGCCGATGCGGCCTGTCCTCTTTGATCCTCGCTTGGGCATTGCGCTCTGTGTCCCTTTTCTGGTGTATCAACACCGAACACACGAATAGATAGTTCCTGCTTTAATGGTGCAGGTAGAAATGGTGCTTGAAATGCTACAGTATCACCATCAATAACTCTGGTGATAACTGCATCATATATTACACCATCTTTCTGTTTACCTTGTGCGAATGCTACGATTGATAGCATAGCCATTACGCTTATAATTATTTTTTTCATTTTTTTATTTCTCCATTAATTTGTTTACAAACTCTAGTAACTGTGTGTGGTGTCTACCGTTATGATATTTACCTTTCATCCAACTATAACTTTCATACCAATGCAATTGGCTTTCAGGATGGCAACCAATTAGACCAATTCGTCCTTTTATGATAGCCATCGGATCATCATTCATATACTTTGCTATGATATCATACTGTCCTGGTCCAAATGCACAACCATCATAGAAGAACATGTTATCATCTACACCATTCCAAATGATAGGCATATTCTTTGCATGTGGGCGCTTTGTATCTGTGTTCGGTCTTTTTATATATTGCTCAACTTCTACGTCACCCAGAATATTAAAATAGTGTTTGCCTGCCCAATATGCACCCATGCAAATACCAAGATAGTGGCCACCATTTTTAACAAAGTCTACAACTCTTTCGGAGTTGTGTGATAGTAATCTATCATAAGAATCGGAATCACCAAAGCCACCAGGTACAGCAATCAATTGCACATCATCAAAGAAATCATCTTCTAGTTCATTCTTTGAAAATATTTTGAATTCATACTTTGAATTTAATGCTTTGATAATTCCATTTCCACTTTGCACCGAACACTTTGGATCATGTATAAACAATGCTATAGTGGGTTTCATTTTATCCTTCGCAAGCTATACAATCATTTCCTTGTGCTACTTGAATCATATCCAATTCTTTAATAACTTGACGTTCAATCTTCTTAGATACTTTATCAGCCTTGGCTAATTTCTCTGAACGGCAGTAGTAAAGTGTTTTCACACCCTTCTTCCATGCCATGAAGTGTATTGCATGAATGTACTTGATGTGTGCATCTGGACGGAAGAACAAATTCAACGATTGTGCTTGATCGATGTACATTTGTCGGTCAGCAGCTAATTCAATCACCCAACGTTGGTCAATTTCCATGGATGTTTTGAATACTGCTTTTTGATTTTCATCAAGAATATTCAAATGTTGAACTGAACCATCATTTGCAATAATTGATGACCAAATATCATTATATTCTTCCTCTGTTTGTGTTAGACCTTTGATGATTATATCTAGCCAACGATTCTTGTTTAGAAATGCGCCAGATAACGTGTCCTGACGATAAGCATTAGCACGATAAGGTTCGATACTAGGGCTAGTATTTCCCATAATGATAGACGAAGAAGCATTTGGAGCAATAGCCATAAGATGACTGAAACGTTGACCGCTGCCAACAGCATCTGGAGCTTCACCACGTTCTTTTCCCAAACTGATATTAGCTTCATCTAATCCCTTTCTAATTTGTTTGAACATTTGATTGTTTGCAATTTTGGCCATCACACCTTCAAATGCGACACCCTTCCGTTGTAGATAAGCATGGAAACCCAAAGCACCGATACCAATGCTGCGCTCACGACTGGCAGAATACTTTGCACGCTGAATGGTGGAAGGAGCATTATCAATAAAATACTGAAGAACATTGTCAAGCATTTCAGCAACATCACGAAGAAAAGTAGGATGGTCTTTCCATTCATCATAGTGTTCCAAATTTAAAGAGGACAAACAACACACTGCGGTACGTTGTTCATTAGTTGGTAAAATAATTTCGGAACATAGATTTGATTGGTGTACTTTCAAACCTTTGTCTTTTAGAAACTGTGGCAACATTCTATTGCTTGTGTCAATGTAGTGAATGTATGGTTCACCGGTGTGCATACGCATTTCAAGAATCTGTTGCCATAGGTGTTTTGCAGAGACCACTTCTCTCGCCTCACCTGAATGTGGATCTGTCAGTTGCCAACTATCGTCTGCTTCTGGATCCAACATACACTTTTCAATAAGTGACATGAAGTCATCAGTGATATTAATTCCGTGGTGTAAATTCAGGCAACGAACATTTTGGTCACCTGTTGGTTTACGCATTTCTAGGAACGGAATAATATCAGGGTGAGATATATCAAGATAAGCGGCATAAGAACCACGGCGAGTCCGGCCTTGACGATAAGCCAAAGAAGATGCATCGTAAATTTTAAGGTGAGGCATAACACCAGTAGACTTGTCATCAGCAGACCTAATGCCGAAGCCAATACCCACTCCACCGCCGTACATACTAAGCCAATTGGTTTCAGATAAGTTTTCAACTAAACCCTCCGCAGTATCTTCAATGTAGTTAAGGAAACACGAAATAGGCATCCCACGCTTAGAACGACCAAAAGAAAGAATTGGAGTAGAATAACTGAGCCAATGATTAGAGGCGTAATCGTAAAGGCGCTGAGCATGTTCAGGATTACTTCCAAAACTTTTTGATACAAACGCAAATCTTTGTTGTGGTGAGGTTTCATCATCTTTCATGTACGATTCTTGTAATCGTTTTATTCCTAATTCATCAAATAGTTTATCTTTTTCCAAGTCTATTTTGACACCCATATAATCCATATTTTTTTACCTTTTTATAATTGCTTTAATATTAGGTGGTGTCCAACCTTCTGGTTTCAACACTTTACCATCTTCTCTTTTTTCTACTTTACCACTAGGACTGATTTTGGCCAAATTGCTTCTTGATACTTCATCCCACACTTCTTGTTGTGGAATATTTAAAGAGTGTTCCAATCCTTCAATGACCCATTTCAAATCTGCACATGCATCGGCAATTTCCACTTTGTCTCTGTTGCCATATGCTGCCATAAGTTCTTTGAATTCTTCAATAACCAAATCGACATACAATTCTGCCTGAGGACCAAAATCATTTTTAGTTTGACCACATGCAATCATAAATGTTTTAACATCGTCTTTACTGTTCATTGATATACTCCTTAATCATAGGAAAAATTGGTTCAATTACACTTGCACAATATAATGCAACATCACGATGTTCTTTTTGTGTTCCCTTTTCACTGCGGAGTTGTATATAGTGTACCCAACTACGAAGCGTTCCATTCATGTATAAACGGGAAACTGTCATGCCCTCCGGCAGTACTGCTCTCGCCTGTTCCTTAGCAATACCATTTGCAATAGCCCAATCATATGCACTTTGCGATGCTTCTATAACTCTTTTTTGTTGTGTTTCCCACCAAGTCTGTAAAGCCAAGTTGTCAGTCACAATACTATTCTGCCTATTTTTAGTATCTTGTAATCTAGCTTCTTTCAATTCCCAACCAAGGTCTGCAACAGCATAACGCTGGCTGAATTCTTGAAAGGAAAAGGAACGATGCCTCAAAATCTGTCTTGCAATATCTCTAGTAGTTTCTATCTCCAGACAAATGTTCACCATCTCTAATGGTGACCAATGTTGATTTTTGATAAGATAACGAACCAACTTTTCAGCTGTATCGCTATTATTTTGATTAGCGGGATTTGAGACTCTGGCTGCATATGCAACCTGTTCCAACAAATTCTTGCCGTCTACTCCCTGTGTGTATGATATCAATTTTACATTCATAACAAAATCTCCATTTCAAGTCTTTTTCCAGTTAATAAATTCCATTTTTGCTCTCAGATTCACGAATGTATTCTTACTTATGATATCTTGTATTTCATCTGGTGAGAAACCATTCAAAACCATATCATTTACATCTTTTTCTTCAATCATTTCCGGCCAGATTACCACATTGTAGTGTTCTTCAATGGCTTTGTCCATCTGCTTATGTAGTTCTTTATTTCGTGGTTCGTTGTCGTACACCAAAACTATTTTTGATTTGTCAAAGTGTTTGGCTGCAGCCATCAAATTCGAATCGGCAGTGGCCACAGCATTCTCCAGGAACATGGAGTCAATAGGACCTTCCACAACATAAATCATCTCTTCCTGATTGATCCTGTCGGTGCCGAACAACTTGTGGTTGTCTTTATCTGTCTTTACGGTGATATATCTTAGTTTAGATTCACCTAAGGCTCGACCTTGAAAGGCCACTAGATTCTTATCTTCATCATAGAAAGGAATTACCAATCTTGGGTCATCTTCCTTGAGACCTTCCTTTTCGATACCGAGTTTTTCAACAAAGCCTTTAAAGTCTTCCGCAAAATATAGTTCCGTATAGAAGGCCTCTGGAATTTTACGGGATTGAACATAAACTTTAGCAAAATGCGCTTCTGGTAACGATTCAATGGAAGGAAGTTCCAGTTTCTTTCTGAATTTCGGTGTTTCAGTTTTAAATTCATCAAAGGTTGGTTTTTCTTTTTGTGTTCCTGTGTCTGCATTTTTATACCGTTCTAAAGCATATTCTTTACAAAGAGATTCATCAACTTTTTCCAGAAAATTGTAAAAGTTGATGGATGCGCCACAATTGTGACACATATAAAAGTAGTTGTTCTTTTTGGCAAAAATGTAACCACGGGCTTTGGTTTTATTTTTGGAAGAATCGCCACAGAGAGGACACCTGAAGTTATACAGGTCGGTCTTCTTCTGTGTGAATTTTTGAAGCTTCGGGGATACCCTCAGCAGAAAGGTTCTATCAATAAAAACGGACATAACAAAAAGTAGAAAGATTGCAAAGAATCTAGATTATACAACAATCAATTGATAAAGGCAACGATTTTTTCAAAATGACCGGAAAGAATGCCGGCAAATGCAACTGCACCGGCTGCCATCCAAATCATTTTTTGTCTGATTTGTTCCAGGTTACCAATCTTCTTGGCCAGTTCGGCATGTTGTTCACATGATGCATTATACATCTCATTTAGTTTATCTGTCAAGCTATCTCTGGTTTTGTCAAGGCAATCATGCATCTCCTTAACATCAACTTTCAAGTCATCCAGTTTCTCACTAAGGTTTTCCACCTTAGTTTCAACGATACCAATTCTTTCTACAGTGGATGCCATTTATTTCTTCACAGGAACTTCTGTGCCCTCTAGTTTCTTGTGGACTTTCATTTCCTTGCAATTCTGTTTAACGTTACCCTTGGCATCCTTAACAGGCTTGCCTTCTTTATCTTTCACATCTACACATACTTTTGTTTTTTCAGCCTCAGCGTAAACTGCTGTTGACATACCAAACAATAAAGCGATGGATAATACTACTGATTTCATTTTTATTCCTTTTTAGTGAATTTTTCGGATGCTGTAAAACCTAAACCTGCTATTACAATATACATCATAGAATCAAAAATCTTTGAATCTATTGGGTAACCATATACCATAGCAATGTACCCTCCGCCGCACAATAAGAATGCGAGAAGGGTAACCACTCTTTTACTAGAAACGGTACTATTGGTACCGTCTGATAACATACTTAGTATGAAGTTCATTTATAGTTCTGGTTGAGGGGCTGGCGCTGGAGCTGGTTTGCCTCCGAAGCCTGTGATAACTTGGGGCTGAGATACGCTTCCAAAGCTATTTCCGCTGCCCATTGATTGTGTTCCAAACGAGTTCGTGACTGTTGGAGAAACGCTAGGTGCTGGAGAGAAGGAAGGTGCGCTGGTTGTTGTTTCATTTTTTTGTATTGGTGTTGGTGGTTTATCCCAGCCTTTATTGGCCGCTTGTAAGGCTGCTTTTTGAGCATCCTTATCATTGCCAGCCAGCATGATACCCGATAGAGTACCAGTCAAGAATGTGGCGATAGGTATAATCAACTCAAAGAATTTCTGGTCAATAGGACTAATAGCATTCAATGGTTGTGTAACAAAAATGATTGAGTATAGAACAACGAATACAATACCTGTTAGTGTTAGAGCCAAACAAATTCCAATAAAGAATTTCAATCTAGCCATCAACTGGTCTTCGGTGTACATTTGATTATTTTCCACAATTTGCTCCTTGTGTTGTTGGTGCTTGGCAAGCTGGTGCTGGAACCACGGCCGTAGTTGTTTGAGTTTGTCCATCTTTTGGGGGTCCTATTCTAGGGTCACGTTGACCTTTAAAAATATGTTCAGGACACGTTCTTGTCACATCACATTTTGGTAGTTTACAAATATCTTTTTCCCAGTTATCTGGGTCTTGGCATGGATAACGGAATCTATCACCACCAAAGAATGCTAATGCAAGCGGCAATACAAGCAAACCTATTGCAACATAGAATAATTTTCTATCATTCATATCAAACTCCTAAGACATGAAGTGCATGTTCGTAATGTTTGATTCGGTCTTCAAGTCCAATGGTACCACCGTTGATTCGCTTTGTTAGTGTAACGATATCACCTTTGTCGGCCCATTGGTTCAAGTTATTTGTTTCCCAGAACCAGCAAGCTGATTGGGCTGCACCTTCAAATGTGGCCATATACTCTGCGGCTTCTTCTACAGAAATTTGTAGTGAGCCAGCAAAGAAGGTATAGTTATCTTTACCAGTCAATTGAATTAGACCACGACCACGGTATCTGTATCCATCACCAGAAGATTCATCGCCATTGCCCATGCGTGATGCATAGATTCTGTTTGCGATAGCTTCTTGTTTATTTGGCTTAGATGCATACTGTATTGCAATTTCATCATTAGGAAAATACTTAGCAAACAACTTGCGTAGAGTTGGTGGCTTGTAGTTTAGATTTTCTTGTAATGCTGTGAAACCACCAGATTCATGTGAACATTGTGCAATGAAAGCTGCAATACGTTGTGGTGTATTGATTTCATATTCTGGCAACAACTGCTCTAGGGCATGATGCCACTGGTCAATGTATGGATTCTTCGGCAATAATTGTTTTAGTTGTTCTTTAGATAGTTCCATTATTTTACACTTTCAAAAATGTTTTTCTGTACGTTATACCATTCAATAAAGGCATCATGTTTCACAGCACATTCATAATAAGTTGTATAGTTTGCAGTAATCGTCTTACTTATATCACTCAATTTTACTTCATTACCTAATTTTTCTAATTGAGGGCATTTAGCTAGTAATTGTTCTGGCGCATTTGGAAATTTAGCTGTGACTGGAACTGTAGTTGAACATCCCGATAACATTGCAAAAAAGAATATTGCTGTTATTATAACAAACAGGATAGTGCTAATCTTTTGTTGTTTTTCAATGTTTTTCATTTAGGTGCCTCGGCAGCTCTATTATGTGCTTCAATAAATTCTTTTGGTATCTCGCATTGGCCACCAGGTAAAAACTTGGTGTCATATTTGACAATCTCTTTGTCGATGTATTTAACAACATCTTGGCCACGGGTTTTAATGTATTCGGTTTTCTTAACTATCTTCTCAACTATCTTCACATTCTCTTGTGCGGATTCTACCGCAGCAGCTTCTACCTTTGCTTCCATCTCTTTTACTCTTGCTTGCCATGCTTCTTCATTTGATATTGCACCAGACATATAAGTGCCTAATGCAATCAGCAAAACAGAAACCGCTTGTATTGGTGTCCGATACACATATACAAGCGGTATAAATTTCATTACGTAAGTGGCCAACAGACCTAATAGACCTGCAAAAAATATTCCGTAAAAGATCCAGTTAGGCAGCCATTGAAGAATCCACATATTACATCTTTGGTTGTTTTCTCTTGAGGAATGACATTACAGGGTTTCTTTTCTTGGAGACACCTGGTTCTCCACCTGCACCACCTGAACCAGCGATGTTTCCACCTCCAACATTGTTGGCTGGTGCGCCGGCCATACCATCTTCTGATACCTTCTCACAACTACCTGGAGAGAATGGTTTTTTACCGGGAACAGGTTTGTAACCTGTCCAACATCTACCTTTTTCTTCTAAGTATTCTTTGAATGTTTTCATTAGCAGTTCCACTTACGTAAAGATTTATTGATGCGTGAATCCGGATCATTTGCTGTTTTAGCAGATGTTAGTCTTTTCTTCATACCAGACATACGAGCACAGAATGATTTGCGGCGATTTGCAGACTTCGATCCAGGTTTTAGTTTTGATGGTTTTGTTGTGACTGCTGTTTGCAATTTTGAACCGGGATTTTCTCTGCGATATGAATCGACACCCTTTTGGTTTAAACCACCTTCTGGATTCTTACCTTCTTTGCGTTGCCATGCAGCAACTTCATCCAATTTCTTCTTGTTAAAGATTTTGTTTAGAATCTTTTCACCATCCTTGGCTACTTTTTTAGCAGTGGTTGGTTTAGCAGTGTATTCTTTTTTGCCGGCATCCGAATCGTTACTACCATCACGGCCTGGAGGCGTTTGGCTTTTATCCATTTCGGTGATATATTCGTTAAAAGTTTTCATATGTGCCTTAATATCTCTGCGACATTTTTGTCCAATGGTATTTCTGATGATACTATAGTTTTTCCATTTATTCCATAAACAAAATCAGGCATGATATCAAGATAATCCAAAAATGTTTTTAGAATATCATAGTCACGAACATCAGTCTTATAGAACAATATTCTTGCGGTTGCTTCTGGACCAAAAACATTGTTCAATAAAATGATATGGTTCATAATCAATCGTTCTTTGAGGGATTTGGTTATCTTGTATCTACGAAACAACCTTTTCAGATATTTTGTTCTTTTAATATCTCCCTCAAATTCCGACATAATGCAGTGTGGTGATGTATAACATTTCATAGCATACATCATAAAATTATCTTCATTCAATTCATCAAACATATTATAGAGGGGCCGAAGCCCCTTTTTTAATTATCAGGTAAAGTGATATCGTCTGAACCGTCACCAATTGGATTTGCTAAAGCAACCAATGTTTCATACTGAACACGACCAGCACGACCACCAGTACCAACAGTACGAAGTACCCAACCAGGCTGAGTAGCTTGTGTACCACCAGCACCAGAACCAAGATCGGCAATTGCAGTTGCTTGGTCAGCAGTTGCTTGGATTTCAAAATACTGCTGAGCGTTACCAGTGCCAGAAATCATAACGATTGTATATGGTGTAAGTGTCAAACCAGTTCCGTTACCAGCAGTAGAAACAACAGCAGTACCATCTTCCTGAGTGATAGTAAAACCAGTTACGTTTGGTGAAGTGCCAGTAACAGCAGAAACTTCATAAATCTTACCAGCAGTGTGACTGGTGATAGAACCAGTACCTGTGACAGTGCCACCGATAACGATATGGTCACCAGCTGCTAGAGTGGTTGCAGTACAAGTAAACTCACCGCCAGTACCAGCGATAGCAACACCAGCAAGAGCAGTACGACCAGCTGCAGCACCAGCAGAAGCTGCAAGACGGAATGTGCCGGCAGCTAAACCGATAGCAGATACAAAATATTCAGTATCATTAACTAAACCAGTGATAGCAGTACCACCATTAGAGAAATACTTGATTGATTCAGCAGCAACTAAGCCGTGAGTAGTATAAGCAATTTGCTCAGTGGCAATAGTAACACTAGAAGTAGGAATATTGCGTTTTGGTTTAGCAACAGTAACAGTTGGAACTGAAGTGTAACTCAATCCTGTGTTGGTAACAGCAATTGATGTAACTGCTCCGCCAGAGATAGTTGCAGTAGCTGCAGCACCTGAACCTCCACCGCCAGAGAAGGTAACATTAGCTCCTTCCAGGTATCGAGATCCACCAGTTGAGACTGATACTGCGGTTACATTGTCGCTACCAGCACTCATTTCTGCGGCGTCTACCAAGAACAAACCAATTGTTGCATTGGTTGTATACACATGAGGTGTTGTATTACCATAAAGTAATGCAACGTTTGCTGCTGTAGGTGCGGATGCAAAAGCTTTTACATCAGCTGCATTTAGTATTGTTGAGTTAACGGCCCAGTATGGTGCGTTAGCTGCGTTATCGTTATTTCCCCAAGATGACATTTTATTCTCCTTTTAACCGAGGGTTATGTTTGTATTTATCTTTTTCCAGAATCAGGTCTACTACGCATCTTCATCATAGGGTCGATTTCGATGGTATCTCTCTTTTCACCAGTCAAGGTGGTGCCACCCGTCATAATTGCAGCGGCCTGTGGTTTTTCCATATTGGAATTGTCTGTTGCTCTTTGAATTTTTGGTTTCTTACCATAAGTTGCAACGGATTTATCTTCTTTTTCATGGTCATAAATCTCCTCTTTCATGCCTTTCCTTTTATAGATGGACTTGATGATTCGAGCAGACTTAGACATTTGAATCAGTTTCTTACCTTTATCTTTTGGTGCAACATCATCCGGACTGTTTGCTCCGCCATTAGGCATAGATGATGCGGCCATTGGGTCTTGATAGTTTTCATTCTTTGGTGTACCATCAGTCTTCTTGTGTGACTTGTAACCTTTGTTCTTCATAGACCATGCGAGAGCCCAAGGATTATCAATGTCTTTGTGCTTCTTCATTGCTTTGACAGTACCTTCAAAACCAGGAGGTGCAACTTCCGCCACAACTTCTTCTTTTTGTACAGGCTTTTGTTCCGGTGCATATTTCTTTTTTAAATATTTGTCAACCTTACGAGCATACTCATCTTTTACTTCTTCTTTTTGTACAGGCTTTTGTTCTGGTGGTTTCTTGTTTAACAGTTCGTTACCTAGGCGTTCTTCACGTTCACGTTTCTCTTTGGCTTGTTGTAAAGCCTTGTACATACGAATAGAAGCAGATGCAGCCTCATTAACATCTTCATTTTTACTGTTTAGATAGTTACCAACAGTGTCAATGTAGTCTGATGCCAATGTCAATTTAGACTGAACCCATGCAGGTAGTTGTTTCTCATAATCGGTACCAATGAAATCACGAACCATCTTCACGGCACGTTCCATCTGATCTAACTGATTTAGAACCATACTACCTTCATCGTCCATCATTTGACCCATTGCAATTGCAACATGGTTTTCATCAAGTTCAAGGCTTTCTCTTAGCCTTGTCACAAAGGTATAGTCTTTCATAGTCAACACACCTTTTTTACGAATGTGTATTAACTTCTCAACAACCTTGTGCAAATCCATATCAGTCTTTGCATCTTCACGAGCATACTCCAACATACGAATCAACAATGGAATATCAAACATGATGACATCCATCTTGTCGATTGCTTCTGTGATAGACTCCAACATGTGGTCTCTTTTCCACTTGATGAATTGTCCTGTCTTAGAGTGTGCAACCTTCTGGTCTTTTGTTGCAAATTCTGGATTGATACCCCTAGATTTCAGATATGTGTTTAAAGCAGCATCTTCCGCAATGTTTGCTTTTGCGGACCACGGATCTCTAGGATTGGTACCGAAAGTTGGCTTTTCTGCGGTACTCTTGACTATTGATTTTATTGTTTGCGCTTTGCTCATTTTTTACCTTATTCTGATGTACCTGTTTTACCCATCATTTCGTTCTTAACTCTTTTCAAAGATTTTTTGGCCAAGTATCTTGCGTGATTCAATGGTTTCAAATCTTCTGCATCATTGATGTTAGAGACAAAAGGTCCGTCTTCCTGACTGGTTGGTCCTTTTGCCTCATTTACTTTTTTTCTGTGTCCTGTTCTGGTGTGTCTTTTTGTTTAGAACCACCGTAACGAGAACCTTGTTTAACACCTGAACCACCATTTGGTTTTGGTTCTGCACGCTTCTTAACATCGGCCATCATTTCTTCCCATCCTTCTTTGAATTGACGGAGAGTTTTTGGTGTTCTAACATCAACATCTTCTTTGGCCAAACGATCAACTGCTTTGTCGATACCAGCTTTACGTTTACGTGAATCAGATTTAAACTTATCAGCAAGTGAAGTATTTGCATCTTTCATACTAGGGCTTCTTGCCTTGGATGCACGATTTTCAAAATCAGCTCCAATTTTACGAGAAATTGTAGAGTCGGCAGCTGCTTTCTTAACATAAGAACCAAGAGTGCTTTTAGACAACTCATCAATTTGTTCAGATTCCTCTTGGACTTTGTTTTGCATCTTAGCTCTAATACCACTAATTGTGCTATTTGGTTTTAATGCGGCACCAGTATTTGTATCAAAATTCTTACGATCTTGTTGTTTTTGACCTGTAGCAACATTACCACGATCTCTCAATTGGCCTAGTAGGCTTTCATCAACAACTTCTTCTTTTTTTAGAAATCTATCACTCAACGTACCACTTTTAATAGCTTTAGCATGAGCATTACGAATAAACTGATGAGCACTGTCCTTATTATCAAATGTGCTGCCAGCAGCGTGGGCTAACTTAGCAGCTGAATGGTGAGCGTGATACTGTCCATTTGACTGCTTAGTGATGAGACCAATTTGTTTTCCTGAATGTTCCACCGAGTTTACAGTTGGATTTGACAGATTGCCTATATGTGATCTTGACTTTGCGCTTGTTGGTTGAATATTCGCTTCATAAACGATTTCAACTTCTTCTTTTTGAGGAGTTGGTTTCTTACCAGTTTGTGGTAGACCCATCTTGCGTTGTAGGTCTTTACGTTGGTCTTCATCTGAACCACCAGTTAAAGCTTTGAAGGCTTTCTTGGCAACATCTTTGATACCTTCATCAACAGTTTCTTCTTCTTTAACTGCTTTTTTCTCACCACGAAGAATTTTAAAATCTTCTGGATCAACTTTGTTGTTTTTATTTTTATCAATTAAATGTTGATTGCCCTTGAGTGCTTCTTGTTGAAGAATTTGTTCAATTGCTGCAATCATGTCATCTTTTTTTCTTAGGTCGATCATCTTATACTCCTTTAATGTTTTTTGCGGCTGCTGCCATGGTTTCACCTTTGGCTTGAGCTGCGCCGCCGTGGCCAAAATGTTTTTCTCTGTCTGCTTGGTCATCGTATTCTTTAGCTTTGTCCATCAAATGTTTCTTTTGACGAGCAACTTCTTTAGAATCATTTTGTGCAGTTTCTGGTGTGGATTCTTTGACGAACTCTGTGAATTTTTTCATTTCTTTTTCTTCTTGTTAAAGTAACCCATCTTATCCTTTGGATTTTCCATTGGCTCTTTGTTTGTCGAACCACCTAAAACACCAGCAACTCCCATTTCGGAATCTGATGGATCATTATATGATTCTCTAAATCTTTTAAAATTAACTTCTTCTCTATATGTCACATCGCCAAGACCAGACATAGGGTATACTGTTCCCTGTTGGCGAGTATCAAATTCTTGGCTGATTCCGGAAACATTCCTCATCCTCTGACTAACAGTAGGAGAATCGACCAAACCTTTTTTCTTTATTTTTTCTTTGTCTTTGCTGAAGTTGCTTTCTTTCGGGGCTGGGAAGACTTTGACTGTGGGGCCGGAGTCTTCGGTGTAGGTTCTGAAGGTGTAACCTCCACGCTTGGCGTTTCTATCCCACTTGATATTGTCGGCGTTGGAGTCTCCTGCACGATTGTCTGGGGTAATGTCACTTGGACCGTCTGCACTGGGGCCTGTTCCGGCTGATACTTTTGGATGTCCAGTGGATGTTTGTCCTGTACCGGTGCGCTTGGTTTTGTAATTTTCAACAAATCTAAAATTCTTTTTAACATTTTCATTTTCCTTAAAAACAGAGTCAGTTATACTATATTTACCATGACTTTCCAACCAAGAGAACGCAATTTCATTGAATTTTTTGTTCTCAATAAATGTATTTATTTTTTCGTAAGTATCAGAAATATCTTCTTCAAGTTCTTCTATTGAGGAACTATTGTTGAATTCCATGAAATTCTGAAAGTTTTGAATGTATGCTTCTTTGCAGGCTTGGCCAAGTTTCCATTTGTCATATCTGATTGATTCGGCAAGAGTTTTTGTCAATCGTTCGTTTCTTGCTTTACTTGCTTCATTCGTGGTATCAACGAATACCATAGTGGTACTGTAACCTAATTCTTCCAGTTCTTCCTTGATGGTAAGTATTCTGGTGTGGTCATCTGCTGGTCCATTGATGATTAGAGGACCACGATTGCGGATTGCTTCTCTGCGGTGGTCGCTTGTCTTTTCGGATAACTTTTGTTTGTCCATTAGATATTCAAAAGCTTGCACCGAATTCAACTCTACAGCTTTTGCTTCTGCAATGGCTTCACGGATGATAATGTCTTTACCAGAACCAGGACCACCTGTTACAAATATGGCTCTGAAAAGCCCACGATTGTAATTCTCATTTATACCCATGCCCTTACGAACATCACGGAACAATTCTTTTGCATGTTTCTCTGGTACATGTGATGGAACACCTTGTTTGAAGGAATTAAAATCACCATTCTTCGCATGTTCACGCATCTTGGATGCTGACATACCCTCTGCACCTTCGGCATCAGGATCACGTTGGCCAGCGGACTTAACCTCAATCTTTTTAAAATTGAATAACTTTCCTGGACCTTCACCGTTGTATTGGTGTAGTTTTTGTTCGTATTCGGAGGTTCTATCTGAACCTGCAACCATCACCAAGTGGTCATGGCCAGCTGCGTGTAATGCTGCAGCGTGTTGTAAGAAAGTTGGTTTCTCTTTACTGGATGATGTTATATTTGCACCAGGAAAGAATCTCTTAGCGTGTTTGATTTTGCTTGCGGTTTCTAGTGGATTCTTCTTCGCATCCATAGAATGTGACACAATAATGTGATGGGGTGCTTTATAGTCTTTTGCTATCTGTTGTACTCTATCAACCAACTTCTCAT